AAATAGATAATACTTTAGCTATTATAGATCTAGCATTGATTGATCCAGAAAATAATAAAGATATATCTACTACATATACAACATTGTTGCAGGATTCATTAAGACAAATGAAAGAATACAAAGATTATATTAGTAATCCAGATAATGTCAAAGAAGATGGTTTTATTAATAAAGTATTAGGTTTTAATAGATTTATGACAACCTTTGAGGGTTTGTATAGCTTTAAACAAAACAAAGGTTTAATAGAACAATTAAATGCTACACAAAGATATTTAATAAATAATATTAATGCAGTATTAATTGAACTAAATGGTCCTGCCTCAGTAGTTAATAGAAAGATTGATAGACAAGGATTAGTAAATAGAGCACTGTTTGATTTTGCTGAAGAAGTTGTTAGAGTAAACATGAGAGATGGTTTTGATCCAACTGATAAAGTTATTATTCAAGATCATTCAGGTATGACATTTACTTTGGCAGACTTTCAAGCCCTTTTAACAACAGTTCCTGATATATCTAATTCAGCCTTATATTCAAAAGATTTATCAACAAGTAAAGATGCTATATTAGCAACAATGGATAAAATCTATAAAGCTCAAATGCAAAAGTTATTAACTAATATTTCTATGCGTGATAGCAAAGTTATAGCTGCAGCTGAAAAGCTTAGATTACTTCAACCTGGTGTATCTAAAAATAGGCTCTATGATTTCATGTTAAATTTTGATGAGAACGGTCAGCTAAAACCTGATGCATATGTACAACCATTAAGTTTAAAATTCCGTGAAAGACGTAGAGATTTGTTTGCTGCAACACAAGATGAAGCGGGTGTACCTTTTCAATATGCAGATGTTACAAATCTTGAAGAAGCAAAAAAGACAGCTCAAGGTAGAAAAGATATAGAATGGAATAAAAAACTATCTAGATTAAAGACTAATGTGAATCAGTTTATGAGAGCTGAAATAATCAATGATCAGAAACAACCAATAGATGGTGACTATCATAGATATACACAAGAGTTTAAAGATGTGCGTAATGTTTATGAAGAGTGGAACTCTAGGTCTTTTAGTTGGGAAAAGCGTAGTGGTGTATCAAAAAATGACTACACTAAATATAGAGCTAAGTATTATAGAACTACAGATTATGTAAAAGCTTTTAAAAAGGCAGGTGAGCCTACAGGTCAAATTAAACGTGATGAAACTTATCCATCTGTAAAGCAAGATTACATTGAACCTAGACTAATAGCTAGACCTATAGATCCAAAAACAGGTAAGCCAGAAGATATGCGAAGTCAAAAGTACATAGATATAATGGATCCTAAGGTTAATGATGCATTAGCTGTAGCACGTAGAGAATACTATGATATGTTTATAGAGTTGTATGAAGGAGAGATGCTTAGTAAATTACCCCCACAGACAAGACAAAAGATGTTAGGTAGTATACCGTTGGTAAAAAGTAATATTGCAGATGACTTAAAGAAAAACGCTTATGGAGGATTCTTTACCAGAATGTGGGCTAAGTCAAGTAGAAGTATGAAAAATTTATTTACATCTACTACAGAACAGAAAACTGTTGTTGTTAATGAATTAGGAGAAAGAGTGGATAGCATGCCTATATTTTTTACTGGTAACCCTAGAGTAGAAGAAAGACTTACTCAGTTAGAAAATAAAATTACACAGCTCAAAGAGGATTATAAAAACAAAAAGATAAAACTAAAAGAATATAATAAACAAAGAAATATATTAGAAGGCTTAGTACAAAAACAAAGAAGCCAGCCTACTATAGGTGAGGTAAGCACTGATTTAACAGATAGTTTATTACAGTTTAATAGAATGGCTGAACATTTTGAGACTATGGGTGCTGTAGAAGATACAATTAATGCATTAATAAAAGTATTAGAAAAAAGATCATACATTGAATCAGGAGGAAATTTAGTTACAGGAATGTTAGATAAAGTTACACCAGAAAAATGGAATATTAAAGGTGAAGCTGGTAATGAAGGACTTCAAAAGAATGTAGTACGTAGAGCACGAATGTGGCAAAAGATGGTATTATATAATAATGCTAAAGATAGTAAAGGTTTTGTTGACAGATTTGTTGAGGTGTTAGTTTCAGTTTCATCCTTAGCTTATGTAGCCTTTAACCCTTTTGGTAACATAAATAACTTTGTATTAGGTCAAGTCAATAATACAATAGAAGGTATAGGTGGTAGATTCTTTTCAAGAAAAGCATACTTGCGGGCAGAAAAAGAGTTTAATACAGAAGGAATGGCTGGAATTATTAAAAGAACAGCAATGTATGGTATTCCAGAGGTTGTGGATGTATCTACTATAGGTGCAACAAACTTTGCAGGACGTTCATATGATCCAAATAAACCTACAAATAAATATGAAGGTGTAAATGAGTTCTGGAGAATGATGGATGACAGTCAAGATATAAGAGAATCTGGTAGAGAATCATCTGGACAAAAAACTATTTGGGAAAGATTTAAAGCTATAGGTTATACATTACAGGATGGATTTGAATATGCTGTACAAACTAAAATTGGATCTGCTGTATTATTTGATACTCAGCTTATAGCAAAGGATGGCACAAGTGCTAGTATGTATGATGCTGCACAATGGGATCCTGTTAAGAAAGAGATTACATATGATAAAAAGTGGATTAAGTATGTTCCTAATAAAGTAACAGGAATAGAAGTTGAAATAGGAGGGCCTCTGACTCAATCTACTAAAGCCTTTGCTGATATAAGAAATGAAATAAGAGAAGTAAACAAACAGACACATGGTAACTATGCTAGAATAGATAGAACGGTTGCACAGAATCATTGGTTGGGTGTAGTACTATTTCAGTTTCATAAGTGGTTTCCACCAGCAATGAGAGCTAGATTTCAACAACAGTACTATGATCAGAATTTAGGTTGGATGGAAGGAAGATATAGATCATCTTTACAGTTTCTTAGATATTCACTTAAACAAGTGGCAACAGGAAAAGTAAAAATGAGTGAGGTAGTATCAGAATATAAAAACTCTGTCAGAGAAAACAATCAAACAGATAGTGGTGGGGAAATAAGTGCTTCAGATATGGAAGCTTTAGTACAAAACAAAGTTGGTAATATAAATAGAACTGTTGGTGAAGCATCTATGATTATATTAAGCATGATGATGATGTCACTATTAGAAAATGCATGGGATGATGATGAAGGTGATGAGCCGCTATGGGTTAAGAAAATAAAGAACTTTGCAAAATATCAAACACAAAGAACATATAAAGAAATGGTAATGTTTGTTCCAATATCACCTGATGGTGTACAAGAACTCTTTGCTATGATTGGTAGTCCAATTGCTTCTACAAGAACTCTTGGTGAGTTAGCAGAAGCCTTTTCTGTAGGTCTAGGTACTTTAGCATATGGATCATATTATGGTTTTGATAGCCCAGAGTTTAGAGAGGATAGTGATCTTGTGTATCAAAATAAACCAAGAAAAGGAGACTTAAAGTTCTGGAAAAACTTGGCTGACGCAGCACCAATTCTATCAAGCATACAAAAGTGGGAATCTTTTGAGAAACTTGACAGTTGGTATATTGGTAATTAAATGCCAAATTTTCAGGTTAAGTTCTTCTTAGATTCATAAAAAGTTCTTATATTATTATATAAACCAATAGTATTAACATAACAAAACTACAATATGAAAAGATATGTAAGTTTATTAGTGTGTATATTGGTTATGAATGGTGCTTCTGCTCAAGATGGTTCACCATTTTTTAAATCCCTATATAAAGATTTTATTAAATATGGTACTGTATACGGAGCTGTTGATATAAACAACTCTATAGAAGAAGATGTGTCAACCTATTTTGTAAGAACAGGAGATGGCAATGGTCTGTATGATATACCTGTTGTAGTAGACAATACACCTGACTATCCATATGATTATAGAATTGGTTTTGGTATTAGAAAGCTAGCAAGGTTTAGTTACGAGAGAAAACCAAGAAACTTTTATGATGGTACAGAAGAACAGTTAGCGTTTAGTGCTCCAAGTTCTGCATTAAAAGGCTTAGAATATCAATTACATTGGGAGAAAGAACGTTGGAGAGGTGAGATGTTTAGAAATCACAGATTCTTCATAAAGCATACAGGAGACCATCACATCTTTAAAGTTGAGTCAAGAGAGGTAGGAAAGATAAATCTAGCCTATGAATCAGCAGAAGCAAGATTAAGGTTGCCTTTAGGAGAAAAGTTTAGTATCTCTGCAGGTGCAATTTATAGAACTCATAGCCGTGCATATGGTTATAACCCTATTGAAATCTGGTTAAATGAAACACAAATAATTAACGGTCAAGAATATCCAGTTAACTATTGGTATACATTAGGGTTTGAATATGGTTATACTGATCATCTTACTACATACACAGATGCTGAAACAGGTCAACAAATGCAAGACTGGATATGGAGAGATCAAGATGGAACTATTGTAGCTTATTCTGATATTGATTTTAGAGAAACTGTATTTACAGATTTAATGAACCGTTATAATAGAGAAATGTTAGAAGAGGTGCCTGCATTTGGTGAGATAGCACCAATAGTAGGGATGGACTTTTATCATTATAAAAGAAACTTTTGGTTGCATGCATATGCTAACTATATATTACCTTACCATAACTACTTAAAAGGTGATGAGGTTGTTTCTTATTTAAACAGAAATAATTGGGGTAAGGGAGGATTGATAGAGGATAATGACCCAGAACAATGGGCAGACTATTCTTTTGGTGCTAACTTAGGCTGGAAGATAAATAAAAATATAGGGTTATTTATGGAAGGAGAATACTCTAAGATGTGGGACAGTGAGCTGTTTCAAACAACATTAGGATTAAATTATACATTCAAGTAAAAAAATAAAACAATGGCAGGAGTACCAGAAATAGGAGAAAAAACAAAAATAACTTTAGATTTAAAAACAATTGGTATGGTTGTGGGCTTTACAATCTCACTTTCTACAATGTGGTTTACATTAAAAGCAGACATAGCTACGGCAATGGAGAATCCAAAACCTCCAATAGAAAGAGTAGAGTATGATTTAAAAGATGAGCTTATTAGACAAACCATTATGGATACTCAAGAAGATGTAGAAGCTTTATTAGAAAAGTTTGACAAAATGGAAGAGAGAATCTACGAGTTAACTAAAAAGAATTAAAATGAAGTATCTCCTTACAGTATTATTGCTTTTAACAACAACAACTGTACTGTCTCAGGAATGGATAACAGATAAAAACTTTGAAGAAAAAGTTACAGCAGGATCAGCTTTTGATGAAAATGAAGAAGATGATGTAATTGTAGTAGAATTCTGGGCAGAGTTTAATAAAGATAATGCGTTTCAAGACTGGGAAAAAATTAACAAACTTGAAGGAGTCACATATTATAGATGTGATATTGCAACATCACCAAAATTAAAAAAAGAACTTAGAATTAGAATGGCACCAACCCTACTATTATATTTAAAGGGTGATGCATACATTAAATTTACAGCAAGAGCTAAGCTTGATCTATTATGCCCTGTAGACTATAACAAAATGGTCAGAGCTATAGAAGTAGTTAGGCGTGAAGCAAGTTACTAAGTGGAAAAGTATACACTTTTAGTATTTTATATATTTATTATTTTTACAGTTTGTCAACTATTAATAGATGACTTAAAACAAAAATAAACATGAGATGTAAAAAATGCAATTCAGCAATGACTTATTATTCTGGTGCAGGTGATGACAAATATTACTTTTGTCATGGTTGTGATATTGTAGTTTTTATTAAAGACTAACCCTCACAGCTACCACACTCTAAAATGTTTCTTGCAAAGTCCTGTGCAGAACTCTTACTAAACTGATAGTATAAGGTTTTTACTCCTTCCTCATGTGCATACAAATACAACTGATTAATTTGTTTAGCTGATACAGAAGGGTCTATCATTAAGTTAAGTGATTGTGATTGATCAATATACTTTTGTCTTTGTGCTGCTTGTAGTACAAGTTCCTTTGGTGTTATCTCTACAAATGATTTAAACACAGCCTTAGTAGGAAAGTCTAAGTGTTGTACACTTCCGTCTTTTTTAAGTATAGATTTCCATGTCTTATCATTATTAATACCATGTTTTTCTAACTCACACTCTAAAAAAGGATTTTTATAAACTGTTTTAGACTTAGCAAGATCCTTAATAAAGTAGTTAGACTTAATAGGTTCTATACCCATAGACACTGCACCATGTATAAAGGAGCTAGATTTAGTAGGAGCTATAGCCATAAGTGTAGTGTTAGCATAACCTTCTCTTAAACACCTATATCCATATTCAGAGTTTAGTTTTCTTGAGGCTATTTCACTTCTATCTTTTATTGTTCTAAATATCTCTGAGTTAAGTTGTTTAGCTTCTAGTGATTCAAACTCTATAAGCTTTGATTGAAATAAAGAATGGTATCCTAATACACCTAAGCCAATTGCTCTGTGTTTTTCTGCAAAGTTATATGCTCTTTTCATTCCGGGCATTGTTTCTGACTTGATAATGAACTCATCCATAACAGCATTTAAAAAGTATACATAAGTTTGTACTGCATCAGTCTCTTTGATCTCATCCCAGTGTAATAGATTTATAGATCCTAAACAACACACAAAAGAATTATAACTATCTGTTGGCAGCTGTATCTCTGAACATAGATTTGATGCTGTAATTTCAAGTCCTATTTCTTTATATGGAGAATTATTATTACTATTATCTTTAAACATTATATAAGGATATCCAAACTCAGATCTACGCTGTATAATCTTAGCCCAAACTTTACGTTTTTTTCTGTCTCCTTCTTTCATTTCTTTCATCCATTCATCAGTAACAGTAATACCATACTGTAAGTTTTGTATAGGGTTACCTTCAGTACCTATGTCTAGGAACTCAGCAATATCTGGATGCTCTACAGGTAAATATACTGCACATGCACCACGTCTAGCTTCTGATTGTTTACATACATCAACTACTGTATCATACATCCTAGCATAGTGAATAGGACCATCAGCATGACCGCCTGTAGATATCTCACTACCTCTTGGTCTAATGTTTCCTAAGAAAGCACTTGTCCCTCCGCCATACTTAGACATCATACCTATTTCACGGCCTGCGTTTAGTATACTATCTAAGTTATCATCTATATTAGAACCATAACAACTAATAGGCAAACCTTTTTGTTTACCAAAGTTAATCCATACAGGAGTAGATAAAGAGTAAAAACCACGTGCCATATAGTCTTCAAACTTTTCAGCAAAGCCTTTGATGTTTAAATATTTTTCTGCCTTAATAGCAATGTCTTTTATTCTTTGTTCTGGTGTTTCAGTTATATAACCTCTAGACAGAAACGTTCTGCTATCTTGATTAAGCCAGTAATATTTTTTGTATTCCATGTTTGCTTTTTTAAAAGAGATCATCTTCAGTTATACTTTTACTTTTTTTATTGTAGTCTACACTTTTTTTATAGAAGAAATCTCCTTCTTTAGTAGCTGTTATCTCTATATCAAACCATTCTACTTGTTTTAATTTGTTTTCATCTACTTCAAATATAGTTTTCATTCCTATTTTTTGTAGTGAGTTGTTGAATCTATTCTTTATAAAGTTTTCAATTGTTTCTTTTGGAAGAAAAGATAGTTCACCTTTTTCAAATATCCAGTCTAATATTTTACATTCTGCTTCATAAGCCTTGTGACAAGCAGAATAAATTAACTGCCTGAACTGTGAGTTAAACCAATGTGGGTTTTCTTTTTTTATTATGTTTATTAATTCTGCACCAAAGTTTCCATGTATTTCTTCTTCTTTACTGGTGGCTTCAACAACGTTAGAGATTCCTTTAAAAAGGTTTTTCTCTTTGTTAAAAGACATCATGATTAAGAACTGACTAAATAAACTAACATGCTCTATAAATAAAGAGAATAGAAGGACAGACTTAGTATACATTTTATCATCACTACTTCTTGTACCATCTAAATATTTTTTTAAGTATTTAATTCTACCTTTAATAGCTGGTACCTCAACAACAGTTTCAAATTCTTTTTCTAAACCTAAGATCCTCAACAGTCTAGCATAGGCATCTTTATGTCTTACTTCAGATTCTGCAAAAGTAAAACCTACATCTCCTATTTCTGTAATAGGCATACGCTTATATAAGTCTCCCCAAAAAGTTTTTACATTAACTTCTATCTGAGCAATGGCCAACATTGTTTTTTTAATAACATCTTTTTCTTTAGGTGTTATAGTGATTTTAAAGTCTTGTATGTCTTCTGTGAAATTAAATTCTGTATCTATCCAATATGAATGTCTTATTGCATCTTTGTATTCTAATAATTGTGGATATTGATAGGGTAGTATATTTAGTCTGGGTTTAAAGATGTCTTTCATATTTTATATGTATTTAATTGTTAAGGACACAAAAGCCACACCTCCTGAGTAAGAAATGTAGCCATTGAGTAATTATAATTTAAGAAAAATTGGTAAGACAAAAAAACCTTACAGATGATATTTTCATATTTTGCATTTACTTACTTAATGATTTTATAATTGTAATATATTTTGTATATTATTATTATACACTAATTACACTTATAGAACAAATATAATATATTATTTGACTGAGTGCTTCAAATTTTGTATATTATTAATATAGTGTTTAAAATTAATTATTATGTTTAAAAAATTTGTAAGTATATTATGGACATATAGCCCACAAGACTATTGGATAAAACTTTGGTCTAAAACATCTTTAGATGAAAAAGTAAGAGCGTTAGCTTCTGACTTACAGTACAGATATGGTTTGACAGCATCTGAAATTCAAGATGTTGCTAAAGCACTTAAAGAAGTAGGAAATCAAATGGGTGATATTGCAGGTGCAGTAAAAGGTAATGCTAGAAAAGGCAGAAAGAAAAAAGAAATAAAGTAATGTCTAGGATATTACACAATACATATGCTAAACCTAGTAGAGCTAAAAGACCAGGAGTACACTCTAAGTCTAAAAACTCAAATTTAGTAAGTAGTAAGAATTATAAAAAAAAATATAGAGGTCAAGGAAGATGAGAAACTTATGTTTATTAATACAATGGCTTTCAAGAGGAAAAATCTGTATGGGTTATTGTAGAAAGCACTTATGTAAAACCAAAGATAGTAAAAAATAAAACAATGAACATTTTAACTGATGTATTAAGTTTAATAAAAAGATCTGTATATGCAAAGACAGCAGGTCTTGATGATGTATTAGTTTTAGGTGTGAATGAAGAACCAGATATGACTGGTGTTGCTTCTCCTATTCCTTACAAAAGCATAAAAGTAATAAAGGTAAGAGATTTTAAGGTTGCTGCTGAACATTGTGACCATGCAAATTCTCCAGCTATACCAGCTGCTGGTACAGGGCAAGTATATCAAAAAACTGTAGTTGATCCAACTACACAAAAGTGTACTGTATTTTATAGATCCCTTAAATCAATGAGCAGCAACCTTACTCTTGCTACTTCTGCAGATGATGATTATATAGAAATTACAACAACAGGTGAACCTAATCTTGCAGCTAATGTAGGAACTGGTAAAGAAGTATGGAAAAATAAAGTTGGTGAGACACTTAACTTTAGAACATTAGTTGAGGGAACTAATATTACTATTGGACAAACTGCTGATGAGCTAACAATTACTAATACATATAATTGGGTAGTAAGATCAGATGGTGGTTTAAACCCTAGCATAAGTGTAGGGTCAGGATTTAGTTTATTGATTAGTGGAGATACAGGAATTACAACTAGTATGGCTGCATCAGGTCTAAATGGTACATTAGAAATTGACTTAGATGACACCGCTGTTACACCGGGATCTTACACCAATGCAAACATTACTGTAGATCAACAGGGTAGATTGACTGCAGCAAGTAATGGATCAGGTGGAGGAGGTAGTTATACATTTAATATAACAGATGGATCTACAACACAGGCTATAGCTAATAATGATACAGTAACTTTTACACAATCAAATTTATCATCAACAGAAGGTGGTCTTAAAATAGGAGTAAGTGCAGCTGACACAGTAACAATAGGTGTGAATGCTTTAGGTACAGATAACTTAATAATGTCAAGACCTACAGTTACTCCAGCAACTGTAGACTATATAATGTATAGTGATAGTAGTGCAGGTGATCAACTTATAAAGCAACAGATTTATCTTATGCCTGGTTTTTATAATGGTTTTTTAGTTAGAGCTAATAATATACTTGTAGGAAGCAGTGCTGTAACAAATGAAGAAGATTTAAATATTGTAGGAGGTACAGCCTTAGGTACTGTTGGTGCTGAGCTCACACCAACTGGTCAAGCTCAACAGAAAAGAGTAACTATAAATCATAATGATTATGGTACAGCGGGAACATATGCATCTCCTTCATCAATTACAACAAATGCACAAGGACATGTTACTTCTATAACAGCAGGTTCTGTTGGTTCTACAGTTTATAGAGCTCTGTTAACTCAGACAACAAATGGAAATCCAGTAGAAACAGTCTTAGAAAACACAACAGGTAAAACATTAACTTATGTACGTGTAGGAGTAGGAAATTATAGAGCTACATGGTCATCTGCATTAGCTGATGTAAATAAAGTATATATGACAGCTGCAACAGGAAATTATAAGAACGGACCTTCATTAACAAATATAACATCAGCAACTACTAATAGCTTTAATATATTTACCTATGAGACTTCATCTTTAACTCAAGCTGATAGTGTATTAGAAAGAACAGGAATAGAAATTATAATTTATCCATAAAATTATGAGTATACTAAGTAAAATATTTTCAGGAGGAGCTAAAGAATTAGTTAAAGGTATTGGTGGAGTTATAGACGAGCTACATACTTCAGCTGATGAAAAGCTTGCTGCTGAGTTAAAGATAAAAGAGTTAATCTCCAAGCATGAAGTAGATATGGAGAAAGAAATTTCAACAAGATGGAGTTCAGATATGAATTCAGATAGTTGGTTAAGTAAGAACGTAAGACCAATGACATTAATATTTTTAGTTGTATCAACAGTACTATTAGTATTTGTTGATGCAGGTTTTATTTCATTTGATGTCAAAGCTTCTTGGGTGGATTTATTACAATTAGTTTTAATTACAGTAATAGGTGCATACTTTGGAGGACGTTCATTAGAAAAAGTAAAAAACAATAACAAATAAAATTTAGAAATTATGCCAAACAATATGAGAAATGCTTACAAAATAGGTGGAAGCTCTTCAGCAAAGAAAAAAAAGAAAAAAGTAAATAACATGAAAAGATATGATATGGGAGGAACCGGAATGGGAGGCTTTACATCATCAATTGATGGAATGAGAGATCTTACTCCACAAGCTATGGCTATGGATACAATGGCTGCAGCTGGTGGTTTAGAAATGTTTAAAGATAATGGTGGTTCAGTATTAGATCCTGTACAAGGAATGATGAAAAAAGGTGGAGCTGTTAAAAAGAAAAAGAAAAAGCAGGGTTACAATTCTAGATTAAATGAGTCTTTAGGAATGAGAAACGGAAAGAAGAAACAATCTATGAAGTCTAGAAGAGATGAAAGTAAAGGAGCTAAAAAAGCTGCAGGTAAAAGAGCTTATTCTGGTAACAGATCAAGTGGACGTAAAAAATAATAAGGATGGCAGCTAAGAAAAAAAATTGGATCAAAGGGGCAATTAAAAAGCCTGGTGCTTTAAAAGCAACTGCAAAAAGAGCAGGAGCCATGAAGGCAGATGGTACAATTAAAAAAAGCTGGTTGAGAGAGAAAGCAAAAGGAAGTGGTAAGACTGCACAGCGTGCTAGGCTTGCTTTAACATTAGGTAAAATGAAAAAATAAAATGAATAATAGAAATCAATGTACATGTGGTGGCACGCAGAATTCTGAAGGAATTTGTGATGGATCACACTTACTTAAAAAATAAAAAAAATGGGTAAAGCAAATAAAGCATCCTTTCCTATGCAAGGAGAGGTGTATAACAGAGAAACAACTAATGGATATTATAATCCTACATCTATTCAACAATCATTACAGAATGCTGAGAATAAGAAAAAAGTTGCAGCTAGAATTAAGCTAGCAAAGAAAACAAATTTAAATCCACCACAAAAGTCTACTAGAGCTGCAGAACCAGTTCAGTCAGCTGCTTTTAGAAGTGGATATGTAAACGGTAAATAAATAAAATATTATGGCAGTATTAACAGCACAACAAATAACTCAAGCTGGATTAAAACCTGTAACGGTTACTCCAGGTGTAAGTGGTGATACACTTGCAAATACAGCAATACAATTTTTTCATGTTGAAAATGGTGGAGGTGTAACTATGACAGCTACAGTAGTTCCAGTTGTTACAACAGTAGTGGATCCTTTATTGGGTACACTTAAAAAAGAAAATGCAGTACTTAGCTTAGCGGCTGGTGAGGAAGGATTTTTAGGACCTTTTGAAGTTGATGCTTTTAATGATGCTACTGGTAATATAACAATAACATGTTCAGCACAGACAAGCGTAAAGCTATCTGCTCTGTACTTATAAACAATAAACAATGGGCTCACTACTTCAAGATGTTTTAACACTATTTTCAAAGAAAAAATTTGTAAAACCTCTACCTTATGTACCAAGCGAGGATGATTATTTTGTACTATCTAATAAAGGAGATAGTTCATTAAATGTAATGGCTTACTTACCTAAAGTAGATCAAAATTTAATTTCAGCTAAACAATTTGCAGATGCTATTGTAGTAGCTGCAAATACTACTTATGATTATAGTAGTATACAAGCACCTGGAGGGAGTGTAGATTTAAAACTTACAGGGTCAGATGCAAGTGTAGATACAGTAAAATTAGTAGCTGGTAATAATATAACACTATCAGATAACGGATCAAACCAAGTTACAATTACTGCTTCTGGTGGAACTGGAACAGTTACAAGTGTTGCAGCATCAACAGCTGGTAATGCATTAGATGTGGCAGGAACTCCTATTACTTCTTCTGGTACATTAGCTTTTACTTGGGCAGGTTCATCATCTCAATATGTGAATGGTGCAGGTGATTTAGTAACCTTTCCTACAGTAGGAACTGGGACAGTAACTTCTGTTGGTTTACAAACTGATGGTAATGCATTTATTGACGGATCTGCTGTAACAACTGCAGGAAATGTATCTTTTACAATGGCAGGTACAGCTTCTCAATATATAAATGGAGAGGGAGACTTAGTTACTTTTCCGGCTATTCCTGCAGGTACAGTAACTTCTGTAGCAACATCTAATGGAACATTTGTAAATGTAACTGGTGGAACAATAACAGCTGCAGGTACAATTACAGGAGATTTATCAGCAACAGGAACTCCAGGTAATACTACATTCCTTAGAGGAGATAATACATGGGCAATACCGGCAGGATCTGGTAGTGTAACTACAGTAAGTGCAACAATTGCAGGAGATGCTTTTGATGTAACTGTTGCAAACCCTACAACTGCACCAGCTTTAGGATTTACATGGGCAGGAAGCGCAGCTCAATATATAACAGGTCAAGGTAATTTAGCTACGTTAACAATTCCTTTCACAAGTTTAACAACTACTGGAACATCAGGAGCTGCAACATTAAATTCAGGAGTATTAAATATTCCTAATTATGCATCTGGTGGTACAGTGACTTCAGTATCAGGTGGAAATGGGATAACTGTAACAGGAACAGCAACGCTAACGCCTACAGTAAATATAACATATGCTAGTGCAACTAATGCAATATTATTTGCAAACACAGCTGCACCAGATCCAGATGATTTCTTTTGGTTTAGTGATGCAACAGACAGCACTATTAAAAAATCATTACTATCAAGTTTTCCAACTAACTATAGATGGCTTGCAGATTCAGTAACAGGTACTAATATAGAGGTTTTAAAGGATGAAGTAATTAAATTTAGAAATACTACAGGTACTCTAACTACTGTAAACTCAGGAGGAGATACAATTAATATAAACAGCACAGCAAGTGGTGTAGTAGCAGGATCTTATACAAATGCAAATGTAACTGTTGATACATATGGAAGAATAACTACAGCAAGCAGTGGTGGTGCTGGAATGACATCATGGACTGTTGGTTCTGATGTAGGAGCAAATCAAACAGTAGCTAATGGTGAAATATTAGAAGTTTTAGGAGGCGTTGGTTTAACATCAACTTTAGCAGGTACAAGAAAGCTTACACTTGATTTAGATAACACAGCAGTAACAGCTGGTTCATATACAAATGCTAATATAACAGTTGACGCACAAGGTAGACTAACAGCAGCAGCAAATGGTCCTGCAGGTGGTTATACTTGGGTAACTCAAGCAGATGCAGGATCAAATGTTACTATAAATAGTGGTAACATAGTAGATTTTGCAGGAGGACTAGGTATAACAACACTAAATACAGCATCCGGAATTACTTTTAACTTGGATTATTTAGGTGCTGATAACTATATTAACTTAAGATCTACAGTAGTAGCAGCACCAGAAGACTTTATAGCATTTAGTGATCTAACTGATACTAATGTTTATAAGGTTGCAATTAATACTATGCCTGGTTACTATGAAGGCTTTACTATACAAGGAGATTCAGGACTTGCACAAACTGTTGCAAGTGGAAATGCCGTTAAGGTATTAGGAGGAACTGCATTAACTTCAGTTACTTCAGCTCCAGACACAATTACAGTTAATCATAATGCGTTTGGTACAGCAGGTACATTTGCTTATCCAAGTTCAGTAGTTACAGATGCACAAGGACATGTAACTAGTGTTGTAGCAGGTTCAGCACCAACATTTGTTAGTTTAACTACGACAGGAACTTCAGGTGCAGCTACATTAAGTAGTGGTGTTCTTAACATACCCCAGTATGCTGGAGCTTACACTTTACCAGTTGCAACAGCAACTGTACTTGGTGGAGTTGAATTGTTTTCAAATACAGTTCAAACAGTTGCTTCTGCTTCAATAAGTACTACTGCACTTAGAACATATGGTATCCAATTAAATGCTGCAGGTCAGATGGTAGTTAATGTACCATGGAATGATTACGCATTACCTTTAATGACAGCTACTGCACGTGGTGGTGCTGAATTAAGTTCAGATATAACTCAGACAGTTGCTGCAAATGCAGTAAGTGCTATAGCTAGTAGAACATATGGATTACAAATTAACGCTGCTGAACAATTAGTAGTTAATGTTCCGTGGACAGATACTGCTCAGTATTCATTTAGTGCTAAAGGAGATACTGGAACTACAAATTCAATTACAGATGGAAATACATTAATTTTATCTGGAGGAACTGGTGTAGCAACAACATCAGCAGGTAATGACACTATAGAAATTAAAATTTCTGATACATCTGTAACTCCAGGTACGTATACTAGTTCTACTATTACAGTAGACCAACAAGGAAGACTTACTGCTGCATCAAGTGGAGCTGCAGTAGCAGTAGATAGACAACCAACTGATTACTTTGCTATGAGCACAGGAGGAATTGAAAATCAAGGAAAATCTTTATTTTCTGGAAATAACACTGTATCTGTAACAGGTTATGTATATGAAGTAACTTTTAACCAAACAAGATCTAATGCTACATATTTAGTTAATGCTAATCCAGAAATAGAAAATGCTGGTGGTTGTGTATATTGTGAAATAAGAACTAAAACAACATCAGGCTTTATTGTAGTATTAAAAACATGTGCTAATGGTACACCAAGTGGTATTAACCCAAATATTAACATTACAGTATATGCATAAAATTTAATATATTTGTAAAAAACACATATTATGAGCATATTTGTACAGGAAGTACTAGGACTATTAAAAAGAAATTTTGTTAAGACATCTTTAAATCCAACTGATGATTATTTTCAGTTTGTAAGAAAAGGTGCTTTGTCTAGAGCAAAAACTTCAGCAGGAGGTTTTGCTCCTCAAGGTCAGGCTTTATCAATTAGTGCTGGTAGTTGGTTATGTAGTCAAACAGGACCCATGGGTCTTGGTAGATTTACAAGCACTGAAAAATATTCTGGAGAACCTGGTATAATTCCTGTATATACTGTCCCATCAGGACAATGTAATTGGGATACAATAAAGAATTCTATAATGAGTCAGGAAATAGGTGTTGGAGATCCAATGATATATGTTGGCACATCATTTAAACCCGCTTCACTCACTGTTTATGATAGAGTTTTTATTCCTAAGTTACAACCAAACAATCCTTTCCCAAATTTCCGTGGTCAAGTGGTTTTTGCAGATAAAGATGGAGAACTACAAACAAATGATAGTTTTACTTTTACTAACGGCAACAACTTTTTAGTTAATGGATTTGTAAATACTAGTTTTGGAAGTATTACTACTGGTGCTAGCTCACCACCTACTAGTACTAGAGTTAATAACAAACTTATTTTAAGTGGTCCTGTGTTTGATGCTGCTTCATCAGGTGGTGGTACGGGATTACCAAATATAGGTCAAGTACTTATAGCAAGAGAAGATCCAAACAACGCAGGTGTATCAGACGGAAGAGTTTTATGGGGAGATCAGGCAATACCAGATTTACAATTTGGTGAATTAATTATAGGATATAAAAACCCTCAGCCACCTTCTGGTACTATTGTTCCAGCAGTTGGATCTTTCACTTCTGGAGCACTTGGGACAGGTAATAATAATGATGTTTTAACATCTGGAGGACCAAATGGTTTCCCTAGCTGGGCTCCCAATCCAGGAATTAATGGTAGTGGAACTCCATTCAGATTATCTGCATTTAATACTACTAATACGTTAATAGATTCTCTATTAGTTCAAGATAATAATCTTCCAATTGTAGATCCAAGTTTTGCTACTCAAACAATTACAAATTCTGGTAAGTGGATAAATACAGGTACAATGAAATTACTAGATGTACCTCAAGATGCTACACAAGAAAAGGTTCTTGTACTAGATACAAGTACAGGTCAAGTTAAATTTAGATTTGCAAATAGTATTGGTCTTACAGGAACTAGCACACTTAGAAGAGTACCTTTATGGTCTCCTGATGGATTAAATTTACAGAGTTCACTATTAATACAAAGTGGTATGGTTCAACCTCCTGCAAATTATCCAGTGGCTGATCCTAATTTTACTAATCAAAAACTTACTAATGATGGTAGTCTACAACAAACAAAAGAACTATATCTAGATACTGTAACACAAGATGACACACTTACAGAAGTATTAGTAAGAGATGCGAGTTCTGCTAATGAAGTTAAATTTAGAAATGTTGCTACAATTGTTCCTCCTGTAGGATTTGATACTCTTACAATGAGTACTACAGCAGATTGGAATCAGACATTTTTAAATGCATACATATCACTAGATGATACTACAGTACCGTATAGATCAATTAAAGGTATGACTACATTAACTGATGGTCAGACAGGAGTTGTTATAGCAGAAAATGTAAAGCAAGGAACATTTCTAGCAGATGATGTACTAAGATTTCCTATTGGGTGGGGTACTGTTGGTAATCTATATAATAGTAAAATAAGCTGGGCAGCAGGATTTGATAACGGTTATCCTACATCAACACTTAAATATGGTGAGTCACTTAAATTCAAATATCATAACTACGAGATCCCTGGAGGAGGTTTTGCATATAAATATGTGTTATACTGGGAGTCTTGTTGTAAATTATTTTCTTTAAACACATGTCCAACTGTTAGTAATGCAACCTATACTGCGCTTGAAGACAATCCTATATCTCAAACTGTTACTGCAGTAGATGATGGTTATGGAGGGTATACAGGGGTATATACAGCAAGTGCATTAGCTAATCCTGCAGCAGGAACATTAGTTTTTAATTCAAGTACGGGTGCATTTGTATTTACACCTACTACAAACTTTAATGGAAGTACAACATTTACATATACTTATAATGATGGTTACTGTGATAGTGCTCCAGGTACAATTGTCTTAAATATTACACCAGTAGCTGAACCTCCAATATGGACTTCCCAAGATCCAGTAGATGCAAACACATATCCTAACTTAACAGGCGGAGATGCTTGGACATATACCTGGACTACATCTGATGCAGATCATCCATGTAATCTCTTAACTTATGTAATTACAGTAAATGCAAATAGTACTGGGGCTGTACAAATATGGCCTTTACCTTCTGGACAACCAAGTCCTAGTTGGTTAACTTTTACTCCTGATCCAACTAATAACTGTACAGGAACTTTAGCAGGAACTTATCCAATTGCTGGTGGTAACTTTGAAGTTATAATGGAAGTTAGAGATCCAGATCCTAATTTAGGTTCACAATCATTTACTATTGGTGGATTAACAGTAACAAAAGATTCATACTTTGTATTCTGTAGTGATACTTCAGGATCTATGATTACCACAATTCAAGAGACAGCACAAATGAGTAGTGTACCTGTAGTAACAAGTAAATCTAATGGGGGTTTTACTGGTTCTAAAACTCTAAGACTGGCTAGTGGAAATCAAGCAGGAAGAGTTAATGATCCATCAGGATTAGTAGATGATTCTTTTTTATGTATTATAGATGGTATGGAAGTTTCAGGTAATGGAATTACTGCAGGTACTAAAGTAGATTCAGGTGGTGGAGGCACCCCTAGTAATGCAACGCTTGACTTAGAGTTAGACCAGGTACATTTTGCAACTGCTAATGATGTTCTAACATTTACTTTAACTCAAGATCAAAAAGAAACAGCCTACAATGGTTCTAATAACTTTAGAAACTTACTTCAAGATTACTATGCAACAGGTGGTACATTTGCTAGTGGTAATACAAATTCAGCAACTAATGGACAAGATATGTATGATAGTCATTTATATTGGTACCACAATCCTCAAGAAAGACCGATTGGTTATTTAGGTTTCCAAGCACAAGGTGGTTTCCAAGTAGCAACAATAGGTTCAACAGGATATTTTCCAGATGCAGAAAGCATTGTTGTAATGGCATGGGCTGATGAATCAGGCACTAACACTGGACCTCCCCCACAAACCAATACTTACAAGGCTGGTCCTACTGAAGTTGGTGCTGATACTTGGAATGATAGAGGAATGCCTGGAGGTTCAGTAAATACAGTATTAGTAGCAGATGTATCCGCAACAAGAGGATTTATTAATGCACTAGAAGGAGTAGCTGGTAACAATTCAATATATAGAGGTATAGCCTTTAGGGTACTAACTAATGCCAACAATGACTTGGAAGAAATAATGGGTCCAGGTGGTTTTGCTGAAACAGGAGGACGTAATGCTTTAGGTTATAATACTAGTTACAACCCAGAAGCATTAGCATATACTGTAAATACACAAAGTTTACAAAGTTTTTCAAGTACAGCACCAAAAAGAATAACTTATGTTGGTAGTGTATCAAATCAGCCATCTAATGGTAGTGTATATTACTACAATCTTGTAAGACAAGAGCTAATAGCCATAGGATTTAGCATATAACAATTAAAAATAAAATAAAATGGGAGTACAATTTAACACATCAGAATCATCTAGTCTAAACTCAGACTATCCAAAAAGCATGTCAGTTCCAAACCAATATGGATTTGGAGGACTAGAAGTTCATAAAATAATTTCAACAGCATCAACTAATTTAGATTTTATAAAAAAAGGGGGAGGTAGTGTGTATTCTATAAGCTTACATAACAATACCAGCTCTGATGTATTTGTAAGATTATTTGATAAAGCTAGTGCACCAGTCAATGCAGATATACCTGCAGCAATCTTTTGTGTAGCAGCAGATAGTTATTTAGATGTATCCTTACCAATTGGTATTGCATTTAAATTAGGAATAGGTATGAATTTAACATCAGGATCTGCCAATGGTAATACTAATGCAGTAGGAGCAGGTGATGTTGTAGGTGGTATATTCTGGAAATAAATAAATTATGAGCAATAAAACAAATAAAGTATTAGGTAATGTAGAACCAGGTATAAAAAGAGAATCTGGTTCTGTTGTAAAGTATTCAGAAGGTGGAGGTAAAGGTGGTTTTAGACCTAATCCTGATTCTACAGTACTAGGTACTATGAATACAATTATTAAAGAAGGATATAATAAGAAATAAAAAGGAGTAAAACATTTAATATTAAGGCATCTTACGCCTGTAAAATTATGGGATTATTCCCACTCCTTCTTATCCCTTATCATATTTAAAATCTTGTATCTCTATTTTTATTAAGATGAGTTACCTTAGTTACCATGCCTTCTTGTCTTCCTGCCTCTTTAGCACTTCCTTTATCATCTGCCATTATTATCATCCATTCAGTATAACGAGCAGGATCTTTTAATAAAAGTTTATCCCACGGTATATAGTATATATCCCAGTATATCATAAGTCATTTTTAATTATATAAGCTTTTTCTATTTCTTTTTGTAAGTTAGCCAAGGCCCTCCACGCTACTTTAGCAGAGTGACGTATACCATCATTATCTATTTTACCAGCATCTATAAGATGTCTAGATAAAGCATCTAGGTCATCATTAGACTTTGTACGATCCCAGTGTAATGGTTGATCAGGATGATGTTGTTTGTTCCCAGCTAACGATACCCTTGCTACTTCCAGGATAGCATCAGGAAAATATTTTAATACTCCAGTATAGACTGGTCTCTCTTTTCTTTCTTTTGAATTCATTTGTCTTTATTTTTTTTATAGTCTATTATAAACCCAACTAGTACGATTAGATTTAACCCCATGCTAGCTAGTATTTCATGTATGTCTTGATATATGTTTACGCTTAAATGTATATGACCAACGATCCAAAATGGTATGGCCATCTGTTGACTGTACCAAATTAGTGCAAACTCAATAAATTTTTTCATGTGTTACTAAATCTTTACAGGTATTATATTGGGAGGGCGGGGCCTAAGAATGCAAAAACTCAGACCCCAGTTGGTTTCTCCCTATTTGTCCATTTGATCTGTTAAAGCAAACCATAAGAGGAATAGAAATAAAAAAAATAATAGCATATCCTCTAGCATACTCTATAATATATCAAATGTAAATTTATCTTGCTCTACTAAATCCACATCAATACTAAGTTGACCCATGTCTACATACTCTGCAGGCTTTTCAAACATAGGTTTAGATGCAGGTGATCCTAATAACTCAACAGTTATAAAGTCATGAAAGTTCTGCTGATCATTGACCCAGTCCCGTGGATGTGCTTTCTTTAATGCATGTGTTATATGATTATAAAAGGCCCATCCTGACTCTGCACCTACTGAATAGTTATAAGAAGGCTTGATTAGTTCTTGTTTAACACAAGATAACTGTTGTGAATCAAGCAACTCCTCTTCAATAAATAAACGGCCAGCTAGTTCAGCTGCTTCTTTATGTGTAACTATAACATTCTTTAGTGCCTCTTTATCTTTTATCAGTCTTTTATAGTACTTCTCTGCTGACTTCATCTGATCACTCATGTGAACATGTATATCATGTGAGGCAGACCATCTATGTTTTCTTTTATAGTTCATCATGTCTCCGGCTATCATACCGTTGTTACAAACTGCAACGTAGGCCCCAATTGCTGAAGCAAAGCTTTTTGTTTTATCATATGAATTAGTCCAAGCAAACATCATTCCAAGTTCCTTTTCCATTATAATGTCTCCATCTGTTGGATTAGTTGGGTATATATGATATACTCCTTGAGCTATGTTAGCATTCTTACTGGATCTATACATCTCTCTAGAGACCATAAATCCACTATCTGATAATAATTTATATGTGTTTTCTATCACTTCTCCATGTGATATTACTGTATATGACTCACCATGGTTAGGTAAGGGTGCATTTTCTAAATGCCATCTTGTTGTTTCTTTAGGTTTTGTATACCCCATAATTATAAACTTTTAAAGTGTAAATATAATAAATTATTCTGAGTCAGCCAAAGGTTCTTCAATTATTTCTACCTTAGACCATCCTGGAATGTTGTATTGGTTGCCTTCTCTATCTGTACAAATAGAATATAAGCCATCATTAGCTTCAAATACNAGAAGCTCTCCATCTAATATATTCATTGCCTCAGGTTTTTTACCTAAGTAATGCATTCTTTTAATTAATTTTAGTTTTGTTCCTTTCTTGACTTCATTCAATTGCATATAGATTATATTTAAGTGTTAGCTCTTCCCCGGGGAGGATGTCTTTAGTTGTTTGGATCATCATAACCCCTGCTTCTATATCTCTTGATTCAGCACTACCAATCTTTCTTAGATTAGGTGTGTCACTATGATTTATAAAACCTCCTAGCGGGGTTCTAATATAATTGTTTTGATATTTTGTATTTCTAATATGTGATATGCCTAGGACTGTATCCTTACTAATAGATTTAGTAGAATATAATCCAAGGCCATGGAGAAGGGACTCTTTAATAGTAGTCCCTTCAGGCAATGGTCTATACGTCATTTTAAAATAGTTTTAATTGATTAGTTGAGACTGTCAAGATACTATTGATCTCAGTCTCTATTGCTTGCATGTAATATGCTTTATTAATATTATAGTTTTCCCACTTAGGCTCTACCTTTAATACGTTAAAAATAGTTTGAACCCATCTGCCAGACTCTAGTTGTATTTCTCTATTGTCTTTTTTATTTACTTTGATAATCTTTACTCCATCATTAGAGATGAAATATCTATTTATCTTTTGTAATTTATCTTCAGCAAATGCACCATCTTTAATGTATCTAGCTACTTGTTCCCAATCACCTTTTGATTTACCTCCTATACAGTAATCTAGAATATTTTTATTTTCATCTAGATAGTCTTCAGGCAATATATTATTAACAAAGTATTGATATATAGCTTTTGGTATAACTAGTTTGGACTTATTCTTATGCAATTGTAAATTATGAAAATCAAAACGTCCCTTTAACTTAACAGGAGCAAAGCTAAACTTGTCATTCTCTACCTTAAATAGGTAATGAGGTTGACTTTGTTTAACTTCTCTCCATTTAGTAATATCAACATCTATAAAGTTATTCACACCTATATAATTGTTGACATCAGCTAATACTAGTTTTTGATATTCATCATGTTCTAGGTTAAGATTTGTCTTTTCTTCCCATTCTTTACAGATACCCATATAATCATCCACGTATTCTCTTGGTATTAAAGTCTCTACACCGTCTGTATTCTGTAACAAAGGAACAGCACCAGGTATTCTTTCCATAATCTGTTCATATAACATCATTAGAGTAAGCTGGCCATTAATTGTAATACGTAAACACAGCTCAGGGTCATAAAAGAAACTCTTTTCATCATTACTAAGACCAAACGTTGAGTTAAGTATAATTTTATATACATAATTCATAGGGTTGCTTTTAGGTATTTTCTTTCTTTCAGTAAAGAACCACTCATACTGATCACAAAATGCTTTCTTTGGAAAATGTGCAGGAGCAAATTGATTCTTAATTGCTAGATTAGGGTAAAAACTTGTTACGTCAGAAGACATTATAACCATATCATCTGAAGACTCATATACTCCTTTGCTAGCAGCACCATGAACACCACCTAAACCAAAGTGTGTCTTAACATTTTTATAGTTTACACTATATTTAAAACTACCTTTAAGTTTATCTCCTTTTACTTCAATAGATTTAAACCTATCAAGTAACATATTAAACTCTGGTGATGTGAAAGAGATGTATGGTAATATTATATCTTTTACTTTTACAGTATCACGATAAGTCTTCATGTTTCTAAGATCTCTCTTAGGTATATTTAACATACGTGTTAAGAAATAACCAAATACTTCTTTACTAATCCTTGGCTCTGATGCACTAAACATATTAATACCATATGTATTAGTTAGTTCTTTCCTTAGTCTTATTAAATCAGTAGACCTATTAAATATTTCTTTAGTAGATCTTACATCATTAACGCAATACTCTAGAATAGTGTCTAGATCTTCTTGGTTATCTATCTTAGATGTATGATGTATAGGCATGTCTAGGATATTCTCCCAGTCCATACTATATTGTATCCACTTAAGACTTGAACGTTTAGCCGGGTTATCCCAATGATGTAACTTAAATAAGTCTATCTGACCTATCTGCATTTTCCATTGTGGATAATCACTGAACTCTCTATTATTACTTTTCTCAATTGTTCTCTGTGCATATTTATATATAGTGTAAGCTACGTCATTACCATCTATATTCCACCAACTTTTATGGTTGTCTAAGATATAGTGTGTAACCTGAGCATCAAATCCTAAACCATTATATGATATATGCCATTCTTTCTTTTCTATATTTTGTTGTAAAAATTGTATAAACTCTGTCAGATCATTTCTTAGCCTGCATATTACAAAGACTTCTGTTTTGTTAGTTTTGTAATCTTCAAATACGGCAGTGAAACAATCAAATAGAGTTTCATAATCCATTACCCAATGATTTTTCATACTTTTTTTGTTTTATATATTGTACCTTGCCAATCATCTTTACGTTTTCTAGGATTACCATATTTCTTAGTCCTCTTATCTATACGTGTATACTTCTTCTTTTCAGGAGCTTTAAGAGCACCGGCCATACCTTCTCCTATTTGCATGATATATGTATTATACTCTTTCATTCTTGGCATTTTTAAGAGTAACTTCTCTAGCTTCTAGAACTAAGTCCATTATACAGTCATATATATCTTCTATTGCTTGTGACTGATCTGTGTTTAACTTTCTTTTAACTTCTCTATCATATAGGTCTACAGTTTTTATAACGTGCTTAATTCTTTGTTTGACCTGTTGAGTGTGTATATATTGTAAATTATGTGCTATTTCAGACATACATCTATTCATTGCTAATAGAATATTTACATCCATTATTTGTTCATTAGTTATTTCTGCCATGATTTTTTTTATTAGAGCCAAAAAAAGCCCAAATCAATGAGCTTTCTTTTTTTTAGTCAATAAGGATATTACTCAACTCAACACTATTGACCAGGTAATATAATTTTTGATGGTTCAGTTTTCTTTAAGTCTACAAAGAATTCTTCAACTGAAAAGTTTTCTGCATTTACAGCAAACATATGAATAAAAGTTTCAATATCAGCTCTATCACTAAGATAGAACTCAGAGAATGTGTCAACCAATCTTCTCTCTTCTTTATGTGTCTTACCTGTTTGCTGGTTAGGTGTTTTAAGTCTTTGTGGCTGACCATCATCATCTAACTTAGGTACCATATGATAAGATTGTTTCATCACTTTGCTGATGACAGCTAAGATGCCTGACGCAGGGTCAAACATAGCTTCTGTATAAGGTGAGTCCATACTCACTGGAATTAATGTAAATGATTTAGCATTTCTAAATGTAGAATTTACTAACATCATATTTTGTCCTATTTGTGCCATTTTATATATTATTTATTTGTCAAATATATGGAACTTTCTTTTAATAATTGAGTCAAAATATGATTATTATCAATTAATATTTCCTTTTCCATGTTTGGTGCAGAACAGACTTCATAAACATCTTCTAATAACTCTATGTCTACATTTAAGTCTATAGCATATGCTTCATGTACTTCATCTGGCTGCAAAAAACCTTGTATATATTGTACTTGCTCTTCTTCAGCTGTCTCAAAGAATTCTAGTATTGAAATCTTTCCATTTATTGAGTATTGAGAATACTTCCCTTTAAGAAAGTTCTTATAATCATGAGAATATTTATCAAAATTAAATACAAACAACTGTCTGTTTGTACCTAAAGAGATATGATCCCTAAACAAAGGGTGTGCTATTAGATGTCTATTTGCAAACTTTTTAAAATCAAGGGTAAGCTTACATTTATATACACATAAGAACATCATATCATCAGTAGAGTATACATCTTCCCATGCACAATAAGTTTCCTTAGGTACATACTTTATACCCCTACCTAAATCTAGCAAGGGGTATAGAAAAACTTTACTCTTCTGAAAATATTCTGTATATACATTACTCATACTATAATTTAATCTTATTTGTTAAGAATTCAATAGGTAATGAGTAATTTCTACTATTATAATGAAATTTTGCAGTATTTATTGCACCTCCAAGACCATCCGCCCAATCATTTACTGTATTATTTGATACATCAAAAACATAAACCTGATCATATTTGTCTATCACAATGAATTTAAAATCTATATTATATTCTTCTTTATCATCACCTAAAGTATCATAAACAAGTTTCATATAAATAGCAGCTTGGAGCCAGTAATTATAAAAATCTACAGTGTCTTTAAACTCAGAGACGGTCTTCCCTGTTGTTTTAAGATCACATATAACAACTTCCTTTTTATCTGTATCTACTGAATAGTAATCTACATATCCGTGCAGGCCAAAATCACAATCAATTAGTTCAGATTTTAGATACTTCTCACTAAATGTTTCAATAGGATCTAAATCAAAGTCTGTTTGTACTTCATTAAACAAAGACATTACATCTTTATTTTGTTTAAGTACTTCAACTCTTTCTTCACATCTTGATAAAGTATCCTGGTCAACAACATCAATGTTATTATTACCCAGGAACTTCCAATATGGTTCATTGTCTTCAGTTCTTATCTTAGCTATTCTTGACTCATCCGCTTTTAGAGACTGATACAGATTTAAAGATTTAAGTGAATCTAAAATTATAAAATCCTCACAGCTAGCTAGAGTTTTTGCATCAGTATGAAGAGACATGTCTTTTAATACCTTTCTAATGTTATCACTTGGGCTTTTACCTGGAACAACGCTGAATTTTTTATCAACGTTCTCTGCTTCAAATAGCAGGCAGTGTATAAGCTTTCCTTCAATCAGATGTTTATCTGTTCTAACCTCACGGTCAAATAATATATAGTCCTTATAGAATAAGGATGGTGAAAATAATAATTTATTTAAGGAAGAGTAACTAAAGCAAAAATCTTTATTTGCATAGAAAACCTCTTCCTTTTCTTTATTTGTTATAAACATATGTTATCTATTATTGATTCTTTAAATGGAGTTTTAAATTTTATATCATCAAGATTTATTTCCCAAGCTGAAGTAGGTGAACCTATTCCTGCAGATGCTAAAACTTTACTAAAAACTTTTTCTTTAATAGTATCAGCTGCAAACTTAGTTAAGTATCCTTCATTGTATAAATACATGACAATCTGAGTATGATAGTTTCCATTACTACTGTTTCCGTAAGTTGACATAGCAGAGAATCTATTTCTTAAAGCTTTAACATTAACAGTATTCCAGTTGCTTGTTGATTTAACCCACTCAAATTCATAATACATTAGTAAAGCTACAACATCAAAAGAAGCTTCTACATTACAATTAGCTAAAGTTTCTAAAGCCAAAGTTCTATTTTCTATATCATTACTTGTTATCATTTTATACATCTGAGTATAATCATCTTTAGTAAGTATTGCCAAACCTTCTGAACATATTTTACTTATATCTCTATCAAGAACAAGCATCTTTGCTTTTATAAGCTCATTATATGTATCAATGTGTTTAGGTTCTTTGATTATATAGCTCTTGCAATATTTACCTTCCAATTCTTTTTTCATTGCATGTACAACCTCCTCTAAAGTTTTAGATTTGTTTGCTTGTGCAGATTCCCAATTTTTTTTATGACAACGTATATCAAATACAGCAGTTGAATGTGAATTTTGTAAAATATTACCAATAGATTTCTTTGCATTATCAGACAAAAGATTTCTTTTAACTAACTCTTTACATATTTCATAAAAATCATTTTTACTAAATGATTTATTCCAACTACTATGTGCTATACTATTAAAAAACTTAAGAGATGTAATTTGTATATCAGATTTATTTGGATCTCTGATTACTTTAACATTATACTTTTCTTTTAATAGATCTACCTTTTGTCTAGGTAAATCTAACTTAGGATATCTATATAGTTTTTTATCAGTAATGTCAAAGTCATTTGGTAATTTATTAATCCCCAAGAATTCTAAGTCATCACCTGTTATTTGCCAACTGGCACCATGCAATAAGAATATGCCAGCTTCTTCTGAAGACACACCGTTCTCATTCAATTGATCATTGGACCAAAATTGCTGGTCAGTTCTAAAGTTTATTATATAATTTTGATTTTCAGTCATTTTATAAGTATTTTAAATATTCTTTTTTTACAGCCACTTTAAATGTATAAAGGTCTCTGTTATGTATACTAATCTCTTGTCTAACTATTGGCTCTAAATGTTTAAAGTTTCTTTTATTAAGTAACTCTTTTTTTTCTAACCAAAGGATCATGTCCTGTGCACTCTTGCGGCTGAATGTACGCAGGTTAGACTCTTCAATCCAAAACCATAAGTCTTTATCTCTATTGAAGTCATGGAATAAATTTCCACATTGTGTAGCCAGCTCCCACAGTAGATGATAGTTAGTTTTATAATCTATACTAGGTATAATTTTAGCTGCTAAACCTTTATCATCTGTCCAATGATTAGTATTTAATTGAGACTTAAGATCCTTTAATAATTGCTCATCTAAAGTAATCATATTTGATGAACTACGCAAGATGGTTTCAGTATCTATTACACTTAAATCAGTAGTTTCAATAAGATGAGCTATGTTCATAGCCATACCTGTTATCATCCAACTATCATATAAACTATCCTGTTCTACATCTAATTTGTAATAGCTAATTTTATCAAGAATTTTATCTGTAATTATTGCTAGACAGTTTAAATTTTGTATTTGTGTATTTAATACACTAGTGATCTGACTTGATCCGCCAGTAAGTTCATAGTTCCATAACTTAGTTAACATAAGTGTAGAGGCAATGCTATTACCATTTTGCAAACTATCAGCTATAGAATCATGACCTACAATTAAATCTGCTTTTTCATAATCATTAGTTACAGTTATACTATGCTCTTTTAAAGCTGCTTTTAATCTATCTTGTGATACCTTACACTTAGGTAATATAAAAGCTTTCTTTTTATTTCTAAAAGTTTGTCCATCTTCTGTAGGGACAGTTAATATGCTGTGTATTTTCTCATATGTTGTTTGGTCTTGAGTACATAATACTTCTTCAAACTCATTACCAACTAGGATCCCGTATTTGGGATCACTAGTTAGGTCAAAGTGTGTCAAAGCATCAGTACTATAAACCTGGTATACTGATTTATTTGCCATTTTATTTAATTGTCATTTTAATTATTTCTGGATTCATCATCATTTTATTAAACTTCTGTTTATTACCACTGAAGATTGTTCTAACTATCAAGTACTTAAGGTCATTAGTAAAATAATCTTTTGTACATAATGATATAAGTCTGTCAGTAATCTTTTGGTTTATTGTATTTTCTTTTGAATATACAACTGCAAAGTTAGCTAGCCTAGTTGATAACGTTGATGCAATGTCTGCACGGTAACTATCATCCTCTCCTATACAACCTCTTAACTCACCAAGAATATATGACTCATTATCATGTGTCAATAAATCTTTAGGAGTAACCAGCTTATCTAGTTTATTATTTATAAACGTTGTAAACATTGATGCAAACTCATCACCAACACTACCTTCACCAATCATTTGTATAATACTTAGATTATCTTCAAAGTTATCAAAACTTGATATAGCATTAAAGAATGTTGTAATAGACCTTGCATTTGTTTCTTGAGTTACTAGTTCTGGATTCAACAGTAAGAAGTTAATACATCTTGTGTCAATACCTGCACCCTCTGCCCACTGTGCCCATACATTTACATCAAACTTTAAGTTTGCAGTAATATATCTAGTCTTCTGTGCACTGTCTACAGTATTAACCATGTAGTCACCATTATCCGGGTTAGCTGTAAGTATAATATGCCAATCCTTTGGTAAAGTCCATGAGATATATGTTTGTCTGTCTATTAATTCCATAACTGCTTGAATAAACCTTGTATCTGCACGGTTCCAGTCATCTAGTAATAAGATACCACCGGCCTTTGCATCAGCAATCCACTCTGGAGCACAATAAGACATTCTATTCTTACCTGTCATTTTATAACCCTGCTTTAAGTACTCTTGTACAGCCAACTCATCAACCCACATTCCTACTTTTTTAGTTACTGAAGAGTTTAGATTAGCTAGACTAGTACCTGCTGCTCTTTGTGTTGCAGTTACCATGTTTACATTATTGTTTTTTGGTTGTACTATCTTTTCTTTATACATTTGAAACTGACGTACTGGAAAGCCAACAAGATCACCTAGCTCTTCTATCTGAGCCAAGTTTAACTTAACAAATTTCAGATTATTTTCTGATGCTAGTTCAACAATACTTGAGGTTTTACCAATACCTGATTCACCTACTACTTCTACTGATACAGGATGTTTTCCTCCTTGTTGTAGAAATCTATTATTAGTTATTATATGATTTACAAAACCTTTTAATTCTGTTACGTTTAAATTTACTTGTGCCATTTTTTTATTAATTAAATTTTATTACTTTTCCTGGTAACTCATCATTCATCTGAGATATACTACTCAAACACCATAAGGTATTCTTTGGACAATCTTCAGGTGCATATGCTTCACCATCTGTTAAATATATTAGAGCTGTATATTGCCCTTTCTTTTCATTGTAGTGATCAATAACTGGTTGAAAGCTAGTTCCACCACGACCATGTATTTCCCAATCTTGATTAGGTTTAAATTCCTTCACGCTTCCTAAGCGTGTATCACATTGTGCTACGGTAATTTTGTGGCCTGTCTTGTGCATGTGTGTTAATTCACTAAAGAATTCTGTTAACTCTTCATTGTTGACTGAACCACTAGTATCAACACCAACGAGTATATGATTCTTAAACTTAATTTTAAGGCCAGGATTAGCTGCATACCGTTTGTTATACTTACGTCTTAACTTTTTAGTATACACCACACTAGAATTACCAACAAATCTTCTTAAGTATCCTTTCCAATCAAATTTAGCAGGCTCAACATGTGTAAGCTTCCTTATAAGATCAGCTAACTCACCAGGTACCGTACCAGATCTTTTAATGGTTTGTTCAGCAGATTCTTTTAGTTGATGTTCAATTTGTTTTTCTACTAGCTTCTTCTCAGCTTCAGATAAATCATTAAACTCATTCCATGTGCTATGACAATGTGGTGTAGTACCATCCATTTGACTCATTAAAGAATCTAACGTAGGGCTTGTACCATCTTGCTGTGCTTGTTGTAAAAGTTCATAATATTTACTTGTACCTGCTTTTTTAGGTAAATTAAGCTCTGGGAAACTTGACAATAACAATCCTCCTTCTGGTAGATTGCTTTCCAATATGTATTGGTTAATTTCTAAATCAGCAGCTATATTAAATAGTTTATGATTAGAATACTTGTCTCTTAAAATTAAGTGTCCAAAAGCTATATGTAATAACTCATGTTTTATTAAGCCATATCTTTCTTCCGGCTTGAGCTCTGTAAAGAACTCTGGGTTTATAGTCAATTGCATACCAATACCATGTTTGCTTACACCAGCAGTAGGTATATGTAAACTGTACTTCTTATTGATACCAATCAAAAAGAGCCCATAAAAGGGCTCATCAAATATTAGAGTTTTAGTTGTTCTAGCAACCTGATCTTGTATATTAATCATCTGTTATCTTTTTTAATATTTTATTATATACATCATTTAGTTTCTTTCCATTTATATATGCATGTATTTTATGTGTACTCATATCAGACATAGAATTGTATCCCTTGTATGTAAAAGTATACTCTACAGCAATAGAGAAGTTTACTCTTTTATCAAAAGCTAATGCCTTACACATTAATCTATCTAAAATTTCTCTATCTTTAAACTGGGTAGTCCATATAGCCAAAGCAACTTCTAAGTCTTCTTTGGAAGCTGAGATCATTTTCTTTAGCATAAAAAACTCATCAAGTGATATTATTTTCTTCATCTAAAATTAGTTCTATCCATACACCAGGGTTTTCTTTATCATATGTATATTGTTCAAATGCAGGAATTATATATTCAGCATTATCATCTTCAATCCACCCATACTTAACCATATCATCTTGCACTGTCTGTGCAGGATTTATATAGTCAAACTTATGACGGCTGCCTCTGATAAATTCAAAAGATATTTTTACTGGTAATTCTAACTTCTCTAGTTCTTGCTTAAAATCCTCAGTATATTTTAAATATATATCTTTAGTAGCTTTTCTATAATTCATTACAGCTTTGCTAGCAATAAAGTATTTACCTGTCCAACGTCTTCCATTTTTACTAGAGGGTACGTTACCTGGTATCCACCATCTTATTTTTCTCATATTATTTATTTATTACTTTTTTTAGTATTGGTTGTATTATAAGATGCACATAATCAAGACCATTTTCTTTCATACCATCAGAAATATCTTTGGCGGTAGGAAATATTAGACCATCTAGTTTGTACATAGAACCATACTTCATGATAGCAGCTTTACCTGCATCATCATTGTCAAAAAGTGTTATTACTTTTTTGTACTTCTTCTTAAGATATTCTATTACATGTGGTTTAATCATAGTATTCTCTGAGTCAGGAGCTATTACCTCTATATTATAGCCAATACTGGCAAGACACATTGCATCCTTAAGAGATGAACATATTACCAAATATGGTTTATTATATTTAAGCTGATCAAATCCTTGTAGATGTTTATTAATTTTATGAAACTTATGTTTACTATGAGGTTGATATAACTTATAGGCCTTACCATTTTTATCATAGTATCCGTACATATACTTACCTTCTATTTTAAGTGACTTAACTTTAAAGTTCTCTTCTTTAACTAAGTTATAATACTCAATTGGTCTAACGTTATAGTTATCTAACATAGTTTTACCTATATTAAAGTCTAACCAAAAGGCGCTATCATCAGTTGTCCACTCTCTATTTTTAATAAAGTCAACTTCCCACTTAGCTACAGGCTTTAAGGTTTGTGTTTTATAATCTGAAGTCTTTACATATTGATTGTAGTCATTTATTATTTTCATTGAAGCTTTAGGAAAATCTATATCAAACATTTGTTTAACTAGATCAACTTTGTCACCACTCTTACCGGTTGAGAAATCTTTAAATTTATATTGCATTACTAATTTATCAACATAAATACAAAAACTAGGTGTATTCTCATTAGGATTAAAGATAGACTTAATCTTTATATCCTGTCCTGTTAAGGTTTCTGGTAGATTTAAATAATATTGAAACACCCAATAACTTGGAACATCAGCAGGTTGTAATACTAAGTTCTTTGTGCTTATCATATATTCTTATTATTATATAAAGAGAGAGAGTGGGTATAAAATCTAATTAAAAACAGGAAGCTCTTATACTCCCGGTTAAAGTTGGTTGGCAAAATGCCGTTCATCCACACTCTCTCCTCATATTTTTTATTTATAAATCAAAGTCATCTCCTTTTGCTTTAGCTGGTTCAAAGCTAGCAGCTGCAGTTGACTCTTTTTTCATTAATGGTCTAAAATGTTGTGTGTTTGTTTTGTCAAACGTTAACATTTTAGAATTCTCTGTTTCTAGAGCTTCTAATGGTACACCTTCTTTATTCATCTTAGGTAAAAACAAATCATTATTTACATAACCTTCTTTGTTTTCCCATTCACGTGCACCTAAGCATGCATTAATGAATCCAGTTTCTGAACATACAGCTCCAGCTGCAGACATAAACTCTTCAATTGTATTTGCTTCAATAGCATCTAGCTCATTTCTTTTACCAACAACTTCAGATAAAAATACCATAGCTTTTAATACTTCAGTATCTCTCTTGATTTCATTACCATTATTTAATGTGGCATCTTTATATGGATACGGTGAGAATCTAACTCTACCCACCTGACCAACATAACGGTCACCATTAGGGTTATTCATATCTTTTAAGAATCCATTGAAATCTCCAGATACTGGTTCACCTTCTACATGTAACATAATATTAAATGCGTCTGCATCATAAGGCGTTTGGTCAAAAGTAATTGAATTGATTTTTAATTTGTGATTACCTGTTCCAATTACTGGTTTGATAGTGCCTGATCCAACAGACATGTCTTTAGTACTTAACATAATTTTTCTTTTTAATTAATTGATTATTACTCTTCATATTTTTGTATGCATTCTTTTACATACTTAAGGTCATTAGGGATAAACATATCCTCAAACATACCCATAGGTGATTTACATGTGTTCTCTCCATTGTTTTGAGTTTCAAAACCATATTCAAGTACACCATCATCATTTTTATTTACTTTTCCAAATAAAACAATTGAAAATAGACCTTCCAAAGTTAAAGTATTATCTATCATTTTACCAATAGTTTTTGCTTTGATTTTTCTATTTCCATTTATATCTGTTGAATCTTCTGAGTGTGTCAGAAATATAACAGTAAGGTCATCTCTTAAGTCTTTAGGCATCTTAGCAACCATTGCTAAATTTGCTGCTATTTGTGTAAACTTATCATAACCTTTCTCATTAGCTCTATCAAAGTATTCAAAGGAGCTCATATATTGCCAGTCATCTACCACTAGAGTTTTAATGTGTGGCATTTTTTCATCAACATGTTTTATAGCCTTAATAATACCAGCTGCTGAGGCTGCTGATGTTATATTACCTTTAGGATTATCTTTAGTTATCTGAGTATACTTACTCTTATAACCTTTAAAAGGTAGAGGTTTATTTGCTATGTTTATTATGAAAGTCTCTTTTGGATTTAATGTCCTGATTGAGGTAGACTTTCCTGTACCTGAATCTGCAATTACTAATACGCTTTGTGCCATTTATTTTACTATTTTATTGATTACTTTAGTTAATGTTATTAATGTTTGATTAATCTCTTCTAGCTTATCTATTAAAGGATCATTGATTACCTTATCATCCGGATTTGGTATACTTGGATTTGCAAAATCAATTTCTCCTTTGTGATCATAACCTTCTTCCATAGCAGTTGTTTTGTCATTGGACCTAGTTACTACGTCATTGATCACCTTAAGCTCACTAGCGGGTACCATGTGTCTTTGAAATCCTGAGTTACTTGTAATTAGCTCATACTCCTCTTTCCAATGAGGGTTATGCTTTAACAAGTATAATGTTCTTTTAGGATCTTCAGAGTCATAATCTATACTTACAAATTCTGTATATATATCTAAGTCTTTATCAAATTCACTAGGAAAAAAGCTAACATGTAGCTCATCCTTACCAGATGGTCTATAAGCCATCTTAGGAATATATAGTGCACTAGGAATATTATTTATATCAAAGTATTCCTGATGCTCTTCTTTAAGTTTTGCAACTTTTTCTTTACGTTGTGCGGGTGTTAGTCCCATATCTTTATTGTTTATATTTTTAGTATTTATCATCTACGTTCTTGTTGTCCAGGTGTAGCCATCTCTTCAATTTGCATTTGCTCAAACTTTGCTCT